CCACGCCGTTGAGTCGGCCTACAAGTGCCGCGTCCTCGGCTTCCGCTTCATCGCCGTCGAGAAGGAGCCGCCTTACGCGACCGCCGTCTACGAGCTCGGCCCGGAACTTATGACCAACGCCGCCTTCGACTTCGAGCGTGCGCTGTCCCTCTACAAGCAGTGCACCGCCTCGGGCGAGTGGCCCGGCTACCAGAAGGAGATCACGACCATCGACCTCGCCGCCAAGCCCAGCGCCGCGACCAACATCTCCTTCGCCTAATCTCCCACCATGGAAAACCAAAACGACCGCCCGCCCCTGAAGTCCATCGAAGTGAACGGCACCTACAAACTGAAGCTCATCAAGCCGAAGTTCGAGAAGGTTAAGCACAACGAGGACGGCACGTCCTCCTGCCGCCTGTTCTTCCTCGACGACCAGGGCAACTGCCTCTCCAAGTCCTACGGCTCCAAGTACGCCAAGCCGCTGGCGATGCTCATCGGCAAGTTCTCCGGCAAGTACACCGAAGAGCTGCGCCTCGACGCAACCCCCGCCGAGTTCATGACCTACTGCGAACCGGCCTTCGGCAAGACGTGCCTGATCGGTGTGGAAGCCATCCCTAACGGCGAGTGGAACGGCAAGCCCCAGTTCAAGTACAAGCTCACGTTCCCGAAGGGCAGCCAGAAGCCCGTCGTGCCTGACGCGAACACCGAGGCCCCGCCCTTCTAACCGATGACCGACGCTCCCACGCCGATGGCCGCACCCACTCTCGTCCTGATCTGCGGCTTCGCAAGGGCCGGGAAGGACACCCTCGCGAGCGGCCTGCTGGAATGGTCCACCCGCCCCGCCGAGCATATCAACTTCGCCGACGCCCTGAAGGAGGCCGCGAACCAGTACATCGACTACCTCGGCATCGAGGGCGACTTCTTCCGCGAGGACTTCAAGGTCGAGAACCGTGACTTCCTCGTCAACGCGGGGAAGTTCGCACGGCGCCTGGACCGTGACGTCTTCGCCCGCCACTTCGCCAACTGGTGCCCGGTCATGAAGCACGCCGATCAGCCCTCCCCCGAGACGGTCGTCTGCTCCGACTGGCGCTACATCAACGAGCTGCGCGTCTGCCAGGACATCCTCTGGGAGCGCGGCTGGAAGGTCCGCACGGTCTATGTCGCCACCGCCGGCATCGGCCCGGCCAACGACGAGGAACTAGACAGCATCGCCGAGATACGCGCCGCCCACCTGTTCGACCAGGAGTACATCTTCAAGCCGAACTCCCGTAACCAGATCATGTCGGAGGGGCGTCTGCTCGCCAAGGCATGGAAGCTCTGACCCGCGAAACCATCCAGTGGGGCCTGCGTATCGGCATCACCCCTGACCGCATGGCCTTCCTCGCCGCCTGCCCGAAGTTCACGGTCTGCCACGGCAACCGCAAGTCCGAGCGCAACGTGAAGGACAACCCGAACCACCACCTCCAGCGTCTCGGCTCCTGCTGGTGGTTCCGCCTGCGTCGTCGCGGCAAGGACATCGTCGAGAACATCGGCCAAGACCTGACCATCGCCCGCAAGCGCCGTGACGAGATGCTCGCGGCCTTCGATGCCGGCAAGCCCATCCCCTACCTCGCCAACAAATGAGCACCCCGACCCGCTTCGTCGCTTTCGGCGACAACCACGGCGACATGGCCGACGAGAACGCCGTCGAGGCCCTCGTCGAGTTCATCAAGGACTACAAGCCGACCGTCCGCGTCCACCTAGGCGACTGCTTCGACTTCCGATCCTTGCGCCGTGGCGTGGGCAATGATGCCGAAGGCGCCGAATCTCTCGCGGCTGACATCGCCGGCGGCGAGGACTTCCTGGAGCGAACCAATCCGACCGTCTACCTCATGGGCAACCATGAGCACCGGGCGACCGCTCTTCAGCATACCTCCGGCTCCGCCCTGGTTCGCGATTACTGCGCCGACCTCGAGGCCCGCATCAAGACCGCCGCGAAGAGCTGCGGGGCGAAGACTATCCTGCCTTACCACGCCGAGAAAGGTGTCTACCGCCTCGGCCCGGTCGCCTTCATCCATGGCTATGCCCACGGCCTGAACGCCACCGCAGAGCAGGGCAAGCACTACGCTGACCGTGGCGGCGCTCTGATCCACGGCCACACGCACACGCTGTCCCAAGTGAACCTGACCAAGCACCAGGGCGGTGCGGCCTTCTCCGCTGGCTGTCTCTGCCAGAAGGAAGCCATGGCCTACGCCTCTCACCGCCTCGCCACGTCCCGCTGGGGCTCAGGCTTCGCCGCAGGCTGGGTCGACGGCCAAGACTGGAAAGTCTGGCTCGTCCACCGCGTCGGCAACCGCTGGGTCTGGACGACTGACCTCAAGGTCTTCACCCCGAAAAGCAAATGAAGCGCTTCGACCCCGCCCGCCTCATCGAGGCTTTGCGCGAGGACAGGGTCTACGCCGTGCCCAAGGGTTGGCTGCTGACCAAGCAAATCGTCCCCCTGCTCGGCCTGCGTACCTTGTCCGGGGTTCGCCTGCCCCTTGAGCGCATGATCCGTGCTGGCTTCGTCGAGCACCGCAAACTCTCCAGCGTCCGCTTCATCTTCCGCCTGTCGGCCAAGTTCGACTCCTGGGCAGAAGCCCACGAGAAGGCCCTCGAGCTAGATAAGCCTGTCAGCCCGCCCGGATGGGTGACGCTCGCCGCCTACGCCCGCAAGAACCGCCGCACCGTCCGAGGCATCCAGTACCGCATCGACGACGCAGGCATCGACTTCAAGGTCTACCGCATCCCACGCCCTTGCCGCCATTACCGCGTGGCCGACCTAGACCGCATCCTCCGCAAAGCATCTTGACCAAGGGCACCCACGCCCCCAAACCCAAACCCCTCTCTTCCATGACTCCTCCGAACAACGTGCCGGCGGAACGCCACCTCCTCGGTGTGCTTCTCCGTGATGCGCTCCCTTTCCCGCCAGAGCTAAAACCGTCCGATTTCTTCGAGCCAGCCCATCAGGACATCGCCGCCGCGATCCTCTCGCTCGCCGTCGACGGCATTGCTGCGGACGAACTGACCGTTAGCCAGCGCCTACGCGAAGCCCGTTCCCCTGTCGATGCCTCCGCCGTCTCGCTCCTGGTCAGCGACTCCGGCGCGGGCACATACCGATCCGAGCACGTCGAGCTCATTGCCGACGCCGCCCTGCTCCGTGCGGCCACCGCCGCCGCCGCGTCTGCAACCGACCCCGACACCCTGCTCGAGCATTATGCCCGCCTTGCCGACAAGCGCAAGGGCTCCAAGGTCAAGCACGGCCCGAAGCGCATGGCCTTCGACGACCTGATGGCATTCGACCGCAAGGACGACCCGAACACCGTCCTCGGCAACCGCTGGCTCTGCAAGGGAGGCTCCCTCCTGATCGTCGGCCAGTCCGGCACGGGCAAGTCGTCGCTGATGATGCAGGCCGCCGTCCACTGGGCCTTGGGGCGTGACTTCTTCGGCATCAAGCCTGCCCGACCCCTGCGGGCCATCATCCTACAGGCCGAGAATGACGCGGGCGACGTCTCCGAAGCCTTGCAGGACGTGGTCGCTGGGGCATACCTCGACAGCCAGGAGCGTGACCAGCTGCGGGAGTCACTCGCCATCTTCCGTGATACCGTCAGCACGGGCACGGCCTTTACCGCCGCCCTCGCCGACCTAGTCCGCGAACACCGGGCGGACATCGTCTTCGTCGACCCTCTCCTGTCCTTCGCGGGCATCGACGTCTCCGATCAGGAGCAGGCGTCCAAGTTCCTCCGCCATGACCTCGCCCCCATCCTGCTCGAGACAGGCGCCGTCCTCGTGGCCATGCACCACACCGGGAAGCCCAAGGCCGCGTCCGACAAGGAAGGCCACACCGTCGCCGACCTAGCCTACGCTGGCCTAGGGTCGTCCGAGTTCACGAACTACTTCCGCGAGGTCGCCGTCCTCTTCCGCTGCCAGGGCGAAGAGCCGATCTACAAGTTCGGCCTGACCAAGCGCCGTGGCCGTGCCGGCCTGAAGGACGCCGAAGGCCAGTTCAAGGGGGAGATTCACATCCGCCACGCCGCCGAGAAGGGGGTCATCCGCTGGGAATACAGCCAGCCCCCCTCCCAAATGGGAGACGAGGCTTCAATCCAGAAGGCCGATTCCCGCACCGCTAAGGGGTCGCCAAGGCGTTTGGGTCTGTCCTGAGAGCAAGGACAGCCTTAACCATACAAAAGCCCGCATAAGCCATCCTAGGCTTGACTTTGAGTAAATCAAGGACAGGCTAATGGACAACCTACTACTCACCACTTTAACAAACCCTTTATCAATCCGTTAGAGGGGGACAAATACAAGATGCAGTCCCCCTCACCCAGTCCCTGCGGCCTTAGCTTACGCCGGCCTAGGTCTGGGTTGAAGACAAGATACAGGAATACAATTTCACCCCCATGAATAACCCAACCAAACCGCGCAAGGTGCGACGCCTGACGAAGGCCGAGATCATCAAAGCGAAAGAACGTTACCGCGATATGTGGGCATCCAATCGTGCCAGGATGCTCAGACTAGCTGAACTAGGTCGCAAGGCCATCTCAGCCAAGCACGATGAACACAGGCTTTGGATGAGGCAGTGGCTAGCCAAATGCCCCTCGCACTTCAGCCGCGAACAACTTCGCAGGATGATTGACCGTGACCGGGCAGAGGGCGACACGGCTAAGACCGAGTCCTACGTCAAGACGATGATCCGCTACGGATACATCAAGTTCGACGACTCCACCATGCTTTGGGAGAATATGTATTTTAAACTATGAAGACCAGAATACTGATAGGAACGAACATGGCCACACACGTTGAGAAAGCCTTAGAGTCATTCCCGGATAGCATGACCAAGAAAGAATTGATTGCACATTGTGCGGCCTACATCTCAGCCAACCCGGAAATCTACATCACCCCTAGTTGGTTTGCTCAAATCATGATGGAGGACGGATTACTGTTATCCAAGCGCAAGAACAGGATCAAGGGAAGCAAGGCCTTTACTTGGCTTAACGTCCACAAGTTAGACGGAAGGTATCGTGGCAGACTAATCGTCTAACCTTTGCCACTTGCCCGCTGGGTAAGATGCTTTCCAATACGAGCGTGACCAAGGCCAGCATCAACGACCTCTCCGCTCCTGCGAAGGACGCGAAGAGCTTCGATGCGTGGTTCTTTTCCCAGCCCAAGAAGGTCCAGGAGAAGATGCGCGAGAACGGCGTGCTGCCTTACCGCGAGATGTGCCAGTCTCGCCATGTATTCCAAGTCGATGCCAATCACCCGGCATGGTCGACGCGTGACGGTGACAACCTACGCAAGGAGACAGAGGCGTTCATCTCCCGCGATCATGTCGGCGTGATGTTGAAAGGCTTCATCGACGCGCTGGCCGCGACGGATAACTTCGCATTCCGTCGTCACGTCGAGACGGTGAGGTGGGCGCTGTCCCTGCCAGGATGCCTGGACTCCCGCACCATCGGCAAGATGTACGGACGCTCCCACTTCTGGATGCGTAGCCGAGCCAAGGAAATCCAGCGCGCCGTGAACTCGGATGCGATCGGGATGTTCCCCCACTGTAATGCCAGACGCGACAAACATAAGCAGGACACCCG